ACCTTCAAGAGTTTCACATGCACATCATCGCCGTCATCACCCAGGCTCTTGCCATAAACCTTGAAATACGGGAAGGTGGCAGAGTCGCCTTCGAGGGTTGCCACTTCGTTCGGTGTGGAACCAGTCACCCCGTAGGTATGACCCGTCATCAAAGCGTAGGCATTCAGGGGAATGCCGCCAGCCTTGAACTTGCCTTTGATGCCGAGCGGCTGCGTGACAAGTCCTTGCAATTCATCATTGCCAAAAAACTCGCCGCTCACCACAGTTTCTTCAAACTCCAGTTCCAGCGCGGCGGGGAGAGAGATCGCAACGGTATCAGCCGCATTCACGATCTTGATCTCCTTCAATCCAAACGGTTTATTATCTACACCAGTACTCATAACAAAATCTCCTTTTTATAATTTGCGGACTGCTGAAAATCTCAGCAAGCCAAGCGCACAATCCAATGCCTGGTCTCGCTGTTGATGCACTGCACTTACAAACTCAATATTCCATGTCCCTGTGCCGATCTGCTTATCGTTCACATCATTGAAGATGTAACTCATGGCCGGTTCAATGACTGAATATCCCTGACGCTGATAAACGTAAATAACAAAGGTGGTGCGGACGCCTCTCACATACGGGCCAGCGGGTACCTCAGTCGGTAGCTTGATCAACGCACAAGGCTTGATCTCCTTCGTCGTCGCGTCAAATGCCGCCGCCGTGTTCGCGCGGGAAATTTCTTCCACATCGTTATAGATGCCGCCCGTCAACAACGCAATCAATGCCGTATCCGCGGTCAATGCTGTTTTCAGATCATCACTCAAAGACATTGCAACCTCTCAACCTTTGCACTTTTGAACCTTATAACCCTAGCTCTTCCCCAAACAACCACACCGCCAAACTCAGCGCATCCGGCATCAGGCTCACATTCACATCGCCGCCGATCGAGCTTTTGTAATCGTCCATCTCTGGCCAGCTCTCGCCTTTCAACCAGCCATTCAGCTGCGAAGTGAACGCCTTTTCATCCATCAGCACCGAGGTCTTGAAACAAAAACAATGCGGGTGCAGGGGGTACTCAATTGTCCCAACGGGATACACGCCGTCCCCATTCTCGCCGCCTTGCGCGATGTCATCACATTCATCCGGCTCGGGGTGCGCCGCAGAGAGATTGCATTTCTCCATCTGCACCCACGGCTGCGCGGCTAGGAGTTTATCGGTAGCGAGAGCGTGAGCTTTTTGAATTTCCGTTCGTGCCAGGCGTAAAGCCTTATAGCTGACACCAGTACCATTGCAAGCATCGCCAGATAAAAGGCCAGTTGTATCGCCTGCCGCTCGATCAGTTGCTGTGCGTCCATATAACCTCGTAGATGTCCAACGCGGGCAGCCCTCGCCCGCACCAAGGAACTGTTGCAATTTCTTTGACAAGTTCCACGCCGAGTCACCATCTGCCACACCCTGCATGATGACCTGGTTGATCGCATCCCGCCCCGCCCCTTCCACCTGCCAGATGCGCGCCGAAAGATTAATTCCATCCCCATACAAATGCTCTGCCGCCATATTCAACAAGATCTCGATCTGCGGCTTGAACACACCATCCTCGATAGCTTCGTTCAGTCGTCCGTTGTCCGTGGTCAGTGGTCGCAAGATCATCTCATGCCTCACTGCCATCACGCCATACGGCAAACTTGCCGCCTCAATGCGTGCCTGTAAAAACTCATCCTGCCATGTCTTGAAGGTATCGCCCCACTGTGAAAGCATGTCAAACTGAGCGCGGAATCCGCTTGTGCCGTCCAACTTGCCATCCTCATCCGCGTGCTTTAGCAGGATCGCCGCTGCCTGTCTTCCAAATTGCAAAAATAGCTCATGCGTTCTGCCTGTGAAATACACCTGCAAACGCAAAGATGCTTTGAAAGAAGCCTTGTCCAAATTTCCCAGGGCAACTTCATCCAACCGTGAAAGCAATTTCTTTTTATTCATGTTCATCCTGAATATGGCGATCTTTCAACCATTTCATAAATTTATTTACTTGCTCACTCGCATGATCTCGGTAACTCAAATAAAGTTCTTCACCGTTATCAGATGGCAAACTGGAAATATATTCTTCAAACAATTTCTCCAATTGCGAGAAATCAATTTTCACAGTGACGATAAGACTATTTGGAGCCATCATTCATCCTTCATCATTCCGCATTCATTATTTAGATTGACAGGCCCTTCAAGTTATTTGCAAACGCCGCGCTATCCAGACCATCGCCATTCATAATTTCAAGGTCCACATCCCGCAGGTACGAAGCGAGAATAAGTTGAATGGTCTCTTCCTTCACGCCCAAAATGCGCAAGCGGGAGGCGGCATCAGCCAGGTCACGCAGATCGGTGGGGGAAAGGCTCTTTGCCTTGCGCCACACGATCTTATAGTTCACATCCGCAGGCAGAATGCCATGCAATAACCACTCGCGTTCGATCAACGGCTGAAGGATCTGTACCGTGGCCCATTCACGGCCCTGATTCAATGTCTCTTCATAGGCTTCTTTTTTCTCGCCGAGAATGTCACGGTTCAAGTCGCCGCCGTAGGCCATCAATTCCATCGGCACATCCGAGGCCGTGAACATCGTGCCAATGTGGTGTTGCACATCGCCGATCTTGTCAATGTCGCCATCGCCTTGATGCACCGTCAGCGAAGATTGCTTATTGCTGAAAAAGTCGATCACCGCCGCCAATTTGCCGAGCGCTTTTTTGTTATTCTCTTTGTAGGTTTCCACATCCGAGGCAGAGCCTTCGATCACATGCTGGCGAATTTGCGCTCCGCCAATCTTGCGCCGCACCGCCACATTTAACTCGCCATCTTCTACATACTTGAACTGCTTGCGTGCGCTCTTCATCATGGGGCGTCCATAGCGGCTCTCTTCGTCATGGTTCCAGCGTGCATGAATGATCTTCCACTCAGGGAACCAGATCGCATCCTGCGGCGCATCAGCTCCCATATAGGTTGCATCGCTCATCCAAAACGCACGCTGCGGATCATCGAAGCGGTCTGCCTTGTTCGAATTGCGGTGCATTTGCAAAGTTGGCTTGCGCGAAACGCTGCCGATCTGATAAACAGATCCACTTTCTGAGATCGTGTTTTCGAGGAAGGAATCCCCGTCCCGCATCGAAAGGCGCAGCCAGTCTTCAAGAGACTGATTCAAATGCAGCCGTTCCTGTAATGCCATCACGATATCGCTGGCTTGCGGGTTATCCACCACGCGCACCACGAACCCGCCGCGCACCAGGTCCCGCGCATACATGCGGTGCATCTTCTCAACCCGCGGATCACCGTCATACATGGCACGGCAATCCTTGATCACTGCATTGCGGTCCCGCTCCACCTTGAAGCGAGAATAAACATCTTCCGTAATAACAGCCGCTGGCTGGGTTTGAGTAGATTGCTCCGAAGCGCGGTTCGGGTTCAAAAATGCTTTCACACGATCAGAGAATGATGGCATCATGGCAGACCTTTTACCTTTATCTCAACGCATCCTGAAGCATTCGCTCCAGCCGCGGTAAATTTTTTTCCAACGTGCTCATAATCACGGCGTATTTCCCGCCGTTCGATGTTTCCAAATATTTTCCATAAAAAACCGTATGGCCAAGCGCAATGATCAATGTATTTCCATCACCGCTTTCGATCGCCACATCACTCATTTCTGATTTTGACTCTGGCGTCACTTCTCCAATAAGCGGAGATAGACCAAAACCGTCCACTGCAAAGAAGATGCCGCCCCTGGCATTACTGGTGCGGTCTTCCCAGGGCGCTTCAATCCGCGCTTCATCCTGGTTCAACTGCCCCCAATAATTTGCCACCGCCTGCACAGCTATCAAAACATCCATGCCGTATTTCTCAACCGCAGGGATCAGCTGATCTTTCGGCGCTACTTCCCAAAGAAAACCGCTCTTATTCAACAACCACCGCCTCAGCGATCGTAGCCGCACGCCGATTCGGTTGCACAAATACAACTTCCAGTACATGCCCATCAAATGTCAGGCGGTCATCAGTCTGAATGTTCATATCGGGTTCGCCTAAAATAAAAACGGCCTGCTTCGCTGCGCGTGCCGCATCACTCTGCAAACGGAAGCCGCGTGAGCCTGCGTACTCGATCCGCATCAATTGCGCTGTGAGTGTGGTAGCTCCACGCCGAATCGCCAAAGAGACTTCATTCTCTGCGCGGATCTCCCGCATGTCTGCTGCTGCCTGTGTCCAGTCAAATGCCATAATATTTTCCTAATGCAATTCAGGGTGTGCGGCCCATAATCGCGCTACTTTTTCAGCGGTTGTCAGCTCATCTATTTTCACTTCGGGCAGCATATCCACATGAGTCACTTCGCCCGTAAAGAAAAGATATTTCGCAGATACCCATTCAGGCCGCAGCGAATGCAAACGCGCCCAGCCATCTTTTATTTCAACCACGCGCACCATCTGCTTGCGAAATAGAGCTGTCAAGTATCGCCCTGCGCCAGAAGGCATGTCTCTCACATTCAAACCGCTGTCAGCGGCTACTTCAGCAACTTGCAAAGCGCCTGGCACATATTTCAGGCAGTATTGCATGGGGTCAACAGCGGTCTGATCACTGCCATGCAAGCCGCGTGGACGGATCTCCCAATGCAAATGCGGACCCGTGGAAAGGCCATCGCCATCGATCTTGTCTGTGGGATCACCGCCGCTCTTGCCGATCTGCTGGCCTGCCTTCACGTCTTCGCCTGGTCTCACTGCCAGCATGGATAAATGCCCATAGATGGACATACAACCGTCCGCATGAATGATGCGCACATGCCGCCCATATCCCGTTTGCTGATTGGTTGCCGTGTGAACCGTTCCATCCATGCAAGCATAGACGGGCGTTCCAGCGATCACGCCATAATCAATGCCTTTATGCCTGCGGTCGCCGCCATACAGCGCTGGGTTGTAATTGCCAAAAACCTGTGTGACCAATGCCGTGGGGATGGTGGGAAAGGCTGTTAGCATGTGATAAATGCTCCGTTGTACCGCTCGCACGCCGCAACAAATTCACCATGCAGCGAGAAAGCCATTTTGGAAAGTGAATCCACGCCGCTGCTTTTGTCCACGCTCACCGCGCCCAGCGAGTATTTCATCCCGCCGCTCGAAGCCAGCGCGTTTGCGCGTTTTTCGATGGCAAGAGACTTAGCCTTGATCATTACGATCTGCGCTTCATCCTCACCCATATCTGCATAAGTTTCATTAGGATCTGTTCCGCTCAACACCCATCCCGCCTTGTATTCAAGATAGCGCGTCATCGAATATCCTGGAGTTGGGAAAATGGTCAAGGTCTTATTGACCACGGTGATCTCTTCTTCAAACGGCGAAAGCTCGCTGAATGGAATGATGCCCGTAACGGTCACGATCACATGATGCTCATTGCTATACGGGTTGTCGATCTCGATTAGTTTCAGAAAGTCATCTGGCATGGCGTAGCTGGCAGTTCCAGAAACCACAGCGATGGTGCTGTTCTTCTTCACACCACAGCGGCGGGAGAATTCAGCCACCGCATCTTTTATAGCTTGCGTATATTGCGCAGTCGTAGGCACGGAATTCACCGCAGGGATTTCACTCTGTAATTGACTCACCAAACTTGCCAATGTCTTTGCCATTTGAAACTCCTACATGATGAAGGATAAATTCAACATTCATCCTTCATCATTTATTATTTGCTTTTAGCTTTTCACGACCAAAAGGACAGTGAACTTCTTTGCACTCAAATCGCTTGCGCTTGATTGCTGGATCTGATCCGCAACTGTGATGGTGGCTTCAAAGCTGGAAGCGGCATCGGACTCATCAGTCATATTGGCAACACCAATAACCTTGTCACCAACTTTTGCACCAGTTAGCGTACATGCACCAGCGCCGTTCTTGCCAGTGAAAACTTTGAAGCTCAAAGCAGCTTCATCGAGCTTCACACCAGTCACAGCTTTGGCATTGATCTTCGCAGTGGTAACTGCATTGGAAGCGATCTTGCCAGCAACGACTGCACTAGTATTGATAGCGCCAGTTCGTAAATTCACATCAGGGGTAGGCATTGTTATGTTCTCCTTTTGAACACACCTGCTCAAATGGCAGGATTGATTTCAAAACTCAGGAAGCTGAAGGATGATTGCTTATCCTTCAGCTTTTATCCGTCTAATTAGGCGATCTTCACGTAGGAAGCCTTGCCGCCGATCGGGGAGATGGAGGCGTTGTATTCTTCCGCATAGTATTGTTCAGCGGCAACCAGCTTGCGGTTCGCGCCAAAGGTCTGGAACGGTCCCTTGATGGTTGACGGTTGGAATACGCGGTGATGGACGATTTCGCGATTGAAGACCAGCACCCAGCCATCACGCATTTCGGTGGAACCGAATACGGGCAAGCCTTTGATGCCGCCTGCAAAACCAGCCGCATTCAAAACGGCATTGGGGAAACCAAGGCGGGTAAACCCGTCCCAGTTGGAAAGCAGATCGGAATTGGTCTTGCTCATCAGAATTCCAGTTGGTTCGTAATAGCGGTTTTCAACCTTCACCTTGGCATAGCCGATGTATTCAGCCAGCAAGCTCCAAGGATCAGAAGCGGAAGTGAATGTGCCGCCACTGTTAGAAGCAACGCCGAGCGCAGCGCCCAAGGCTTTTTCGATCAAGCCTTTATCAATGTTCAGGCGCATCTGGCGCACGATATTTGCCATTGTGCGGGTCACAGCATCCCATCCAAGGCTGGCGCGGCTGAAAACGATCGCCTCATTGGTGATGTAGTCAGCAATGCGGTCAGCTGCAGCGGTAACGAGCTGATAGCTGAGGGTGGTCTTGGCGCGCTGAATTTCAGCATCTTCGCCTTCGCGGATGGCGTTGTAATCGTAGTCAACAAGCACATCATTCGCATCGACAGCGCCAGCGGTCAACAACTTGATTTTGCCGAGTTCGTAATCGATCACAAAATCAGTGCCTTCCACATAGGTGGTACCAGCGGGGTTGCTGGTAACGACCACGGTACCAGGCACAATGCGCCCATGAGCAAGGGCATACCAGGTATCTTCTGCGCCAGCAGTTTCAACTTCGTCGGTGATAGAAACGGTGTAACCAGTTTCACCAGTGAAAGCTTCGTAATAAATGCGCTCATCGGGGCTGGTCATAATACCAATGTCGAAGATATTGGCAGCAACCAGGTTGGGGAACGCTTCGGCAATGACCGCGCGGCTCACGCTGTACGGTAGATTCAAATCGCTTGCGGCTTCGGCTTCCTGCAATAGTTTATGCTTGTTCAAATTGTCAAAGCGTTCAAGCAATTTGACCGTGAATATCTCAGCGGCGCTTTCACCCTTGCGGATATCACGCACTTTGCGGTTTTCGCTGCGCACCATGGATTCTTGAAATTCAAATGCAACGCGGGCAAATTCAGGCGTGCCAGTTTCGTTCTCCAGCACATCACCCAAAACCACAATGCCTTTCTTCTCATCGAAACCCATGCCTTTGAGAGCGCCCTTGGCAGCCAGTTTGCCATATTCCTTGCGCTTGTTCTCGGCGAATTTCTTCACCGCATCAGCGGAGGTCAGGCCAGCTTCCTTGATGGATTCGGTAAAGGCTTCGTTCAATTCCTTGCCGAAAGGCAGATCCTTGGTAGCTTCCGCGATGGCGGCTTCCACTTCACTGCGCTTCTGGCCTTCTTCGAACTTGATAGCTTTTTCTTTGAGAGTCTTCAACGCTTCGGTGATGTTCTCACCAGCGCCGATGCCCAAAGCCGAGCGGACATTCTCTTCAATGGCCTTCAATTGATCCGCGCCCATCTTCTTCAGTTGGGCTTCCGTGATACCTGCAAACGCTTCAGGGTTCTCACGCATAAGTTGTAAAAGTTGTTCGAGGTTCATTTCATTTTCTCCAAGTTGAATTGATTCAATAAGTTGGGCGGCATTCTCAAAGGACGGTTCCAACACCAGGTCAAAACCTGTGATGTGCAGCTCGTTCACTTCAAAAACACCATTGATTTTTTTGCCATCACCATAGCCGCGCAAACTCACGCCAGGCATAACGCCGCCTTCCATCAAAGTCAGGATGTCCTTGCCTTTGCTGGTTTCGAGGATGCGCCCCACCACATCCACACGTTGACCGTCGAAGGAAACGTTTTCCCATTTCGTTACGGTCTCCAGTAAATTCGGACGCCCGCCCTTGTCAGACGGATGTTCAGCCTCGCCGAGGATCTGCACCGCTCGGCCTTGCCCTGCGCTCTCATTCAGATGATTGCGTAACTCCGCAACCGCTGCTTCAACCACATGGGCAGGATATCGGCGCTTGTTGCCATTAACAACGCCCGCCGTAATAGCACCTTCTATTTTGATTCGGCGGGGTTTGCCATCAACCGCCTCTTCCAATTTGAGCGAAGCCTGCACCCGCTCTTCAAACCGCGCACCCTTGCGCTTCTTGCTCTCGCTGACAACTGCCTGCTGATTGCTGATAGTGGTCTGCGGCTGATAGGTCAATTCCACGATCTCCCACGCATCCCGAGCGGCGAAGGTATAAACATCGCCATTCTGTGAGTAAGTGACCTTGAAATACTCATCAGTCTTCAACTCAGAATTTTCCCAGGACGAAACAATCACATGATCCGAGAAAATTTCATTGACGTAATAGCTGGATCGATTTTCCTCATAAGGAAACTGAGCCCGAAACGCCTCGCGGATCAAGCTCATGGTGTAATCCATCGAGCCCTTCACCAGCTCTTCCAACGCCTTGCCTTTACCGATTTTTTTTGCCATAGTTTTCTCCTAATTTCTGAACACTGATAATTGATCACTGAACAGTTGTTCACTACTTACCACTACCGCAGGCGCGCTGGCTGTCTTCGTGCTGCCGCCATCATCTGCGATCATCTGCACACCGCCGCTGACTGTATCCACATCATCATCATGGCGTCCCTTCGGGAAGGAAGTCACCTCGCGGATAAAGTCCAGATTCCACGGAGCGCGCACCAGTTTGATGTGTCCCTGCTTTGCGCGTAATTGCCAGGGGCGGGCACGCTCTACCTTGTCGCCTTGCGCATCCACGCCGCGGATATTGATCCGCACCAGGGAACGATCTTGCAAAAACTGCTTGATCACCAAACGCTGAAAGGCATTGCGCTCAATGCCCCATTCAGTATTTTTTTCAAGATCTGAAAGCATCGAGGCTTTCACATCGCCGAGAAAATCATCCAACTTGCGGACCTTGATCCGATCCCGCAGGATGATGTCCCCTGTCTTTTCATCCAACGCCACAGCAATGGATGAATTCATATCGCTGGTTTCGCTTTCACCCAGCGCAAGATCACAATAACGAAACCAACGCAAACCCTCGGGAGCCTTTTCGATAATCGGAAAATCTTTATCGTCAAAGAATTCACCTTCAGCCATGCGCGGCATCTGTTGGAAGATGGCTTCAAAGTCATAATCCATCATATTGGCGCGTGTGTTGGCCAGCTTCTTCGCATCCGAGCGTTCAGGCCATAGCGGTTCACCTGACTGCCGTCCGAGCGGGTCCCCATCTTCCGCCATAGGGATGTAAATGCCGCGCAATAAATTCTCGCGGTACTCTTCCTGAGTCTTCGGATATTTATCCGCATCCAAAGCCAACGCTGGAAGAAAAACAACTTCCCATTGATCTGCTTCAGGGTCACTGATCATTTGCATCAGCAACTGGCCTGCCAGGTCTTCCTGATCCCAGCGTGTGTGCATGATGATGATGGCTGCGCCTGGCGTATTCGCAACACGCGGATAAATGACAGAGCGGTACCAGCTCATTACCTTCTTGCGATATGTCTCGCTCTCGGCATCTTCTCGGCTCTTGAACGGATCATCGATGATCACCAGATTCGCAGGGCGGCCTGTGATACCGCCTCCAACGCCCGCCGCAAAAACAGATCCGCGATGCCCTTTCAAATTCCACGAAACAACCGATCTGCTTTCAGGGCTGAGCTCCACGGGTTCATCCACCGCAGAGCGCGCACCGAAGAGGTTTGCATACGCATCACTACCAACATAATTGCGGGTGTGGCGGCTGTTCTCGGTTGCAAGATCCGCGCCGTAACTTGTGAGGATGATGCGCGTGTCAGGAAGATCACCCAGCACCCAGCTGGGGAAGAGGCGGCTGGCTTGTTCGGTCTTGCCATACTGCGCAGGCTCGCAGATCAACAAACGTCCACAACCTGCCTGTCCCTGCGTTTCAATGTATCGCTTCACATGTTCCAGCTTTTCAGCCAAATACACATGATGCTTCGCAGGCTTGTACCAGGGAGCGATGTAAACGCTGTAATCGATGAGATGGCGGCGCGCCAATTCACGCCGAGCCATTTCAGCCCGTGCATCACTGGGACTTGTCTGCAAGCGCGCCTTCGATACCATTACTCGCCCGCCTCATCACTTGTAGGGGCAGGGTTGCCCTGCCCCGTGCTTTCCCGCCCTGACGATTCTCCCGCACGCTCTTCGAGCGTTGTGTTTGCGAGAGCTGCGATCTCGCGCAGGTCATCATCGCTCAGGTCGGTCACATCCTCTTTGCTCTTGCCGAGTTTCTTGGCAAGTTCCGCAGTGATCTTCGAAGATGGGGTATAGATCTGCGCCATCTCGAACATCAGTTTGCGGTCTGCATGGCCTTTGTAATCGGCTTCCGTGGCCACTTCCACCATTGCATTCAACGCATCGGGCAACGCATCAAAGATGATCGAGCCTTGCAGCATGGAAATGGTTTCATCAATGGTGGGGTTCTTCTTGCGCCAGGTAGCGATCGCACGGTCTGAATTCAAGCCCAGGCATTTTGTGGCAAGCTCTTCCTGAGTAGCGGGAAGGCGGTACTTCTTCGGCTGGCTGGCCCAGGCAATATAAACAGCCACGCGCCACTTCCAACCGCCTTCAAGCAGACGTTTGTATAGATCCATCCACCGTGGCGCAATTTCCATATCTCTGCCCGAGTCATCTTTTACGTTGATCCGCAAAGCAGATAGAGCTGCCAGCGCAGCTTCACTCGTTAGGCGTTCATCCAGCTTTGCATCCTCATCGATGCCAACCAGGTCGAACCCCAGCGGTAATTGATAGACAGGTTTATCCAAACGTCCGTTTGCCATTACACGTTCCTATTCTTTTTCGTCTGTGATCGCTGCCCGCGCACTTCTGCCAGGTCCTCACGCATCAACTTGATCTCATCAGCCATTCTGCCAATCGCCGCATTCATCTGTTCGCGTTGCGTTGCTAAAAATTGACGATTGACTTCCGACTGTTGACCAATAAAAGTGATCATCTGCGATGAGGTATCTTTCAAATGGCGTAAAAACAAGATCACAACAACTACCACCACGCCAGCCAGTGGGATTTGCAATAAAAGGTTTATCGTCGATTCGCTCATAGGGCATCGCCTCGTTCTTCCCCAAATACTTCCGAAGGAATATTTGGGGAAGATGTCAGCAGAGGGGGGTTAGCTTTTCCCTGCCCAGCCGTCAAAGACGCGCTTCAAGAGGACGTTATAAATAAGCGTCGCAAATGAAACAGGCGGAGCCAGCGCAATCAACATGGCATTCACCCAGCCGAAGAAAGCGGCAACAAAGGTGAGCGGGTCACTAAATGCGGCAAAGGCGGGGAATACAAAGCCGCTCCAAATAACGGAAAGGCCGAGCGCCACAACATACAAAAGCACGGTCAACCAGTCGCGTTTGATCGTCCACTGCGGGAAGCGCTTAGCCAGGAATTTCAGGCCATACAAAACGCCCGAGGCCAGCGCGCCGATGATGTACATCTGCACGTCGCTGATAGTGAATGCCTGTCCATCAGCACCAGGCACAGAGGCCGCAGCGCAGCTCATCAACAAGAAGGGCAAAACCAAAAGTGACCAAAAAAACAACATATTTTTTTTCATAACAAGATCTCCTTTTTCAAATGTCCCTTCCGCCGCCGCACTGTTGGGCATCAATGCGGCTTTGGAAAAAGGGAGGTGGGGGTGGAATGAAAAAAGCGCCGTCGTGACCTATTACGGTCACGACGGCGCTTATCTCCGAAGGAATGCCCATACTAAAACGGGCTTTGCGTTCTCTGGTGGGGAAACCGCTTGCAATCGGTCTCCCCACCTCTCATAATGTTATCAATCATAAATAGCACAAATGCGCTATGAATGACTATTTTTAACATCGGCAGAATCAAATGTCAAGTGTTTAATGAGAGAAAAATAAACGGAACCGCCACGGCCTGAGGGGGGCAGGTCGTGGCGGTTACAAGTGCAAATTATATGCAGGGGATTTGGATTGTCAAGGCTAACGGTTTGCGTTACCCGCGTGTGGGCGGGGTGGATAATGCCTGAGATGTTGCAAATGTTTCAGGGTGGGAAAATGCTTGTAAAGGCGTAGACTCCCACACGTCGGGTACACGCGGTGTTGGAAAGCAAGGGGTTCCCCACTGTTGCGCCATTGCTTGAGCAATGCCAGGGAATGTCTTTGATCTTTCGCGCCACCGATCAGGCGAGGGTGGTAACTTATGTAACCGCTGTTCTCTGCCTGCAACAATATTTGACGGTTGTAAAAGCTGGAGATTCTTTAGCCATAAACAAGTGGCTTTCGTTTCTCCGTGACCAAATTGCCAGGGCTGGATTATCTGCGAATATTTCACGCCGATAATTTCGCGGGCGTACTTGTGCATGATGGGATTTTCTACGGCTATTTTCTCAATTGGAGCATTAAATAACATTTTGAAGAACTCCGCACCTTCGCGCATATCTTCCCAAAGATTACGCTTTTCAAGCCAACACACACCAGAATTACAAAGGCGCGTGCAAGGCGGGTGAGCTACCATCAAATCCCAATTCTCTGAAAGCATGTCGCGCACATCGCCTTGATAATGATTGCCAGGGATTTCAGATGGCAATAAATCACATGACCAGGCTTCATGCCCTAATGCTTCAAACTCTTTGCGGACTGCGCCGCTAAATTCACAGGCTATCAAGACTCTCATTTTCTGCTTTCCAACGGTTGGCGTTACTGGCGGGGCGGTTCAACAGAACCACACTCGGCGCAGACACCATCAACATAAAAATGATTAACTTTGCGGCAGACTGTAGCCCCGTCCAGCGCACGCGGTTGTTGG